ATATCGAACTGATCCGAATACATCTTCGAAATTACACTTCGCTTGATATGCCATAGTGATAACCAACTCCATGAGTTGTAGTTTGTCGTCTAGTTGTTCAACAAGTTCTGTATCTCTGATATTATAGTCTAAGAACTTTTGATAATCATTTCTGTAGAATAGATGCATCGCTCCGAACTCTGAGTAATCAATTTTCTTTTTACCCAATTCAACTTCTGCTATATGATCTAATCGATATGTTTCTCTTGTAATGTATGTAAACTTTTTATACATTTCAAGATAGTCAAGAATCGCAATCCCTGCTATGTTGTATGAGATCATTTTCTTTTGACCCATGTACAACCATTCTCTTGATGTAATCAATTCATGAGGTGATAACTTACGAACTGTATCCCAATCAAATAGTTTCCAGATACGATTAACAAGATACGCGATATCGAAAGTCTCTACATTCCAACCTGTAATGATGTCAGGTTCTAGTTCGTCCCATATTCTCATGAACTCTAAGAGTAATTCTTTTTCATGTCTTGTCTTATGATAAATCACATTCGGATCATCATTCTTGTAATCAAAATTATCAGTACCGATTACATGAGTTTCTTTATGTCCGAAAAGTTTCATAGTAATCGCGTTGACTTTTTCTTCTGCTTCTGTCGGTTCCGGAAATCCATTTTCACATTCACACTCAATATCAATGTTGAGTATGTTAATGTTCTTAATGTCGAAATCTATATCAGAAGGATATGTCTCAGCGATATAAGTATACTCCCATTGTTCAAGACCATGAATATCTATACCTGTATTGTCATATTGTTTCTTCCAATGTCTTGCTTGACTCGGAGAACTAAACTTCTTCGATTGTAGATACTCACCTGCTATTGATTTATGAGGTGTTTCTTTGTTTGTAGGGATATACAAAGTCGGTTCGTATTTCATTCTTTTGATATACTTCTCTCCGTTCTTAACACCTCTCGCGAGTATTAAGTCTTTGTATCTTTTGATGTTAGTGTAATAATGCATATAATTTATTATAACAGCGTTTTGCCATTATGTCTATACCATTCAGGTTTTTGTTTTATTCTTTCTTCGATTCTTTTTCTGAGTATAGCGTAATCTCTATCGCTAGGTTTCCAATCATTATAATACTCTGTTGGAAATTGTGTCACTTTAAATAAGCGTGTCTTATCTAATTTAAAGTTTCTTTTAGTTAGTTCTTCTTTTATTTGTTCGTATCTATTATAAAGATATTTACCTTTGTCATAGAAGAACATAACATGACCTGTACCCAAAGTTAGTTCTTTAGGTATTCTTTTCTTATCCCACTTGTGCGATGATAGTGATTTTTGAAGAGCTGAACCGATCATGAATATCTCTCGATACTCTGCCATTAAATGTTGATCTGTTAGTTCTTCTACAGGTAATATGTTTATTCTTGTCAAACTACTTTTTGTGGTACAAAGTGTTTCTCAACAGCTTGAAGTTTTTCTTCTGCTGTAGTTAGTTTGTCAAGTTGTTCATCAATAGCTCCAACAAGATCAGAATGTTCTCCGATTCCTACTGAGTTATTCATGTAGATAGTAATATTAGCTTTCGCTGATGCTACTTCACCTTGATATCTTAATATAAGAGCTTCTCTTAATTGTTTATCTATATTCATAATATATCCTTAATGTTAGATAGACCTGAGTCTATCCATTAATCTATGGGCTCTATTGTAGACTTGTTTCGCCCACTTAGAATCCAATCCTTGTACTGATGCTTCTACCCAATTACCTTCATTGAGTGCTGAGAACATCATCTTGAACTTTTTAAGTCTAGTAATACCTAGATTAAAAGCCATGTTAGCGACGATCAGTTTTACTTCTTCTGGATATGTAGCCCATTCTGATAAATGACCTTCACAATCATTTAAAACATTTCTAATATCTTGATAAAATAATTCATCACATCTTGTTTGAGTGATTTTAAACCCTGTACCTTCTCCGTACTCAGGATCACTTTCTAAGATTAAATGTCCGACACCGACTGTTGGATAACCTAGATGATCTAAGTATACTTCAAGTACAACTCCTTCATCAGCTGACACTTCGTCTTTCAATCGAACCATAAACTCGTTACTATATTCCATTTTTTAATTCCTCTAACCCTTGATTGGCTAGTAATTCTATGAGAATATTTCCCATAAGTTGATTAAATGTTTCATCCTCAGAAATTGAATCTTTCATTTCTTCTGGACAAGACCTCACTGCTCTTTCAAAATCTACAGTAGGTTCTTCTGATTCTTCTCTAGGTATTAGATTTATTTTACCATATTGATAAATTACATCTTTATAATTACCAGTAAGAATCTTAATTGCTCTTTCTCCGTTTTGATGTACAACCTCTGTATAGAGACCACTATCGAATAACGGATAATGAGTATTTAGTTCTTTATCTATTTTCGGCATAACCAAGTAAAGCTACAAATACTAACAACCCGAAAAATCCTGTTGTTGTATTTAAAGTATCAAATATATAAGACATATCATATCCTACTAAAAGACTTGTTACTACAAATAGTCCGAACAAAGAAGCTACGACTTGTATAAGTCCTATCGACTTCATTTTGGTTTATTTTTAGAGCCTTTAGGTCTTCCACGACCTCTCTTAGCTGGTGTTTTCTTAACAGCTGTCTTTCTCACTTTCTTAGTAGGTGTTCTTCCATCTTTGTAAGCTTCGTTAGTACTAGGTGTAGATTTATCATCAGCGACAAACTTACCTTTACTATCTCTAGCTCTTTCACCAGAAGGTTCACCAACCATGAAGTTTACGAATCTATTCCAAATTCCCATTATATTTCTCCTAATTGATTATTAAATTGTTTATTTTTCTAAACATACTATCTATTATAACAGCAAAAGCTGAGGTGTCAAGTTTTTCGACACCTCAACACAAATACTATTTATTCAGATAAGAATTGTTTCTTTTCTGTTTTCTTTAGTTCACCAATTTCAATAGTTCTAGCTTTCTTTTCTTCTGGAACTACTCTTTCAGCATAAATCGTTAGAATACCATTTGAAAGATCCGAACCTTTGACAACTACATCTTCTGCTAGAACAAAGTTCCTGTTGAATTTTCGTTGTGAGATTCCTTGATGTATAAATCCATTATCTTTATCACCTATGTCACCTGTAATAGTAAGATTATTTTCTTTAACTGAAATAGTTAAATCATCTTCACTAAAACCAGCTACAGCTAATTCGATAAGAAAAGTATCTTCTACTTTACCTTTACGAATATTGTAAGGTGGATAATTAGATTGTGGGATTGATCGAACTCTGTCTAATGAATTGAATACATTATCAAAGCCGACTGTGAATGGAGATAAATCTCTCCAGATTTGCTCATTAATAGTCATTGTGACCTCCTTTGTTAAGCAAGGTTAAAATAAGAATCCCGATAATCGGCGATTCCATTGTAGATCAAGAGACTTATCAAAGCTCGTACTAATCGCTAAATTAATGACACTAAAGTCTCTTTCTCTAATTATATTTATAACAGTTTTATTAACTGTTTTTCATATACTTAACCATTAGTTCATCTTTTTTAGACTCCCAAAGTTTTTTCATCTCTGGGTCTTGAGCTCTATTCATAGCTTGTCTAAGAAAAAAGATTCTCTTGGTTAAAGATTTAGGTTCTAACCTAATAGGTATAGCACTCATAAATTTCCTTCTTCTAAATGTTGTTTATTACCAATATACTTTTTGTACTTGATTCGATTTAAAACTGTTTGTTTGAATTTGTTGTTTGGATCAAAGTCATTGATTGAATGACGATTAACTGTAGCCCTACAAGTGAAAACATCACCTTCACTTAATATATGTGGAGCTCCATCAGGACCTTTAGTAAAGTCATGATCTACTCTTATTTGTGTAATATCAGCGAAACACATTAACTGAGCACCTTCTTTATTCATAAAATTATGAACTGTAAACCCTCGTCTTGTTTCATAGTTACTCATATACTTAAGAGTCATATCATATCGTTTCTTTTCTGTACCAACATAAACTCCACCTGGAAGTATGTTTTTATTACTTTCTCTTAACTTATCTTGTTTCGCTTTCTTTTTTGTATACACCATTGTTCGTCTAACACCTTCAATTTGTCTAGGTGAAAGAGGTTTGTTCTTACAAATTTGATCATAGATATCACCTACAAAACCATTGAGATTCTGATTAGTTTTAATCCATTGTAATAGATCATTTTCTTTTTCTATAAACTCAGCTCTGTTCATGCTTGTCTTGGGTCTTCTTCGAATCTCTTTTCAACTAATTTATCGACTAATGTATCATAGTCCATAGTATTCATCTCTGAAACAGGTAGTCCTAATTCATCTTCAATTTGAACTTTATCCATATGTAAGACACTCATTAAGATGTTTTCTTGTAATATCTCGTTATGTTGACAACTCATTTATTTTCCTTATTTTTCATTATGTACATAGTATAACAAAAATGTACCCGCGGTATCAACTATATTCATGGGTTTTTACACCCAATTTCATCTCTCAGCTTTTTTAATGAGGTAAGGCCTCCTCGCGAAGTTGTGTTCATCACTTCCCAACCAGACCGCGGTCCAGCATTTCCATGTCCGTTTATCATCTTCAACCAACCAACCACTTATCAAGATTCAACTTCATTATGTATATTATACAAAAAGTGTACCCGTGGTGTCAAATGTGACAGTTATGTGACATAAATAACTATATGAAATATTTAAGAAAATACTATAAAAACTTTCATAAGATGATGAAAGCAGGAAGATTACAGAAAATTTGGAAGACTGTTACTTAGTCTTTATATAACTTACGAACTTCACCTTCAATTAAAGGCGCGTACATTTTGACAGGTTGTTCTTTACCTTTTACTTTAACTTCACCCAAAGCTGAGAATGATATATCAGGACATTCGTTGTATGTAAATTCAGATACAATGATCGGTGTATCTTCTTGTCTTGTTTGAGCTTCTAATCTAGCACCTAAGTTAACAGCATCACCGACAACACTATAGTCCATTCTACTTTCTGAACCCATATTACCTACGATACAGACACCTGTGTTTACACCTGTACCAAACTTGACTCTTGGTAATCCCATGTCTTTCATCTTTTCTTCTAGTTCATCACCTAGAAGTTCTATTTCTATTGATGTTTTAACAGCCATCTCAGCGTGATTTTCACATGGAATTGGAGCGTTCCAGAAAGCCATGATACAATCACCCATGTACTTATCAATAGTACCACCATTCTTCAATACAATCTTTGTCATTTTATCTAAGAACTCATTGATCAATTCTACTAATCCTTCTGGATCATCTTTCTCCATATAACTCTCTGAGATCGGTGTAAATCCTACAATATCAGCGAACATAAAACTCATCTCTTTTCTTTCACCACCGAGTTTCATTAGACTTGGATCTTTGACAATCATATCAACATACTCTGGTGATATATAGTTTCCGAACTGACCTTGAATTTGTTGTTTTAATTTGAAATTAATATAGAAGTTGTTAAAGCTCGAATGACTAAATAGAAGTATAAACAGGATAAGTCCGTATGAGAAATCGAACAACATTCCGTAAGCGAAAGCTTCAAACCCACCAGCGACAACGCCGACTACACTCCCACCGAATACGACAGCTGATAACCATATCGGTAGATAATAAACGGATAGGAGAAGTAGAAGTCCCACGAAAAACAGTAGACATACCTCTACCAACAGAATGGATTGAGGTCTGGTAATCTGTTTACCACCTGTTAGAGTATGAATTACTGAAGCTTGTATATCATGAGGGTATTTCAATCCCATTGGTGTAGTTACTAATGGTGATATCCCTTCCGCAGTTACTCCAATCAAAACTGTCTTACCTTGAAAATCTGTTGTTCTATCCCATTCACCTTGAACATCTCCATACTCATATCTCTCAAAAGTATTAGACCAATCTACATAGATTGAACCTGTATAATCTGTTACTACAGGTTCATATGGTGGGATTCTCATGTTCTCAATACCTGTTTCTTCTACTTTCATTGTATATGATTTCTTACCAGACATTACTCGAACAACTTCCATACCAAAACTTGGATAGAGTTTATCTTCTACTGAGATAACTAATGGTATTCTTCGAACTGAACCATCGACTTCAGGAGATGACGATAACATACCGGCCCCATCAGAGCTTTTTGAGAAAATATTATTTACAACTGACTTGTACTTATATGCAAAGGTATTAGCATCACCATTACCTAAAGTTGCAGTTCCTACATGAGGAGCAATACTCTCTAAGCCCTTCGTTGAAGTTGTAGATGACATGACAATACCATTATCTTTAATCCAAGAGTCAAAAACAAGATCACCACCAAATCTATCTTCATCAGCGAACATAGTTGTGAATCCAATGATACCAGCATTACTGTTTCTTAAATCAGATATTAACTGAGCGAACTGTTGTCGTGGAAAAGGCCATTGACCGAATGTCTCTAAAGATTGTTCTCCGATATCAATAAGAACTATTGATTCGTTTTGTACTTGAGGTTCAGACTTCTGATAATAATCGAAATTGATTACTCTGAGTTGTTCTACTATACTTGGATCATAGATTCTTAGACTAACTAAACCAAGAAGGACTATGATACAAGTCCATATTGAAGTTAATTTCATTGTTGAGTTACACTAATTGTACACCCACCAACAGTTACACAATTTTGAGATAAAGTATATGATTGGTTAGTATTTCCTTTTTGAACTAAAGTTAAGTCTGTTGGTTGTGTTCCTAATAAATCTACTGTAGCGGTATGAGTTCCGTTGTCTCTTTGATTAACAGATACATCATTACCATTTGAATTTCTAATTGTAAGTGTTAATGTTTTATTTCCGTTCTGTGCTTGTCTAGCGTATACTTCGTTATCGTTTGTATAGATGTTAGCTGTAATAGAATGTTGAATACCAGATGTATCCATCTTTTGACTTCCGATGAATGTATTATTATTACCATGAATATCTAATCTAACAAAGTTGCCACCAGGTTCGTTGCTGTCATAACTCCATGTTGGACTTGTACTATCGTTGAGAGAATATCCTTGTCCAAACTTAACTACATTATCATCACCCCAAACATGAAATTGAAAATCGTTATCATTACAACTTGAAGTTGAACACTTTTGACGAATATCCATATTATTTCTTAGTCCGTCTAAATCACCACCCCAACTATATCCTGAACCCCAAGCATCAGTATACCCAATATAATTTCCATCTCCTAATTGTAAAAGATTAACAGTATTGTTATTGTGATTAAAAGAAAATCTAATCAAGTTGTCATGACCGATTTGTTCAATATTTAGATTTAAATTATCACTAGCACCACCAGCGACTTGATCTAAATGAATATGATTAGGATCAGCCAGACTGTTTAATGATAATAACGACACTATCGCCGTCATTAACAATAATTGAATTTTGTACACCTTCATTATTACTCTCTATTTTTGTACCTTGTTCTATTGGTACTCTTATATCTATGATTCCATTTACTTCTCTATAAAACCATATCTGTCCTGAAGCTTCATCTATGATTGTATTGTACTGAGTAGTTTTATCAAATCCTAACGCTGTTCCAATAATTGTACCAGAAGTATCACCAGCACCAGCTTTGTCTCTCTGTTTTTGTTTTAGAATATTTACTTCTTCAAATAGTTTTAAAACATCTTGTAAGAAATCTACATCTAACAAGTCCATATCTAATTCATTAAATTCTAAATCTTCTCCACCGTCGTCCCAATCTTCTGCTAAGAAATCTATATCTAAATCGTTGAAGTCTAAGAGACTGTCAGAACTATCATCGCGAGAATTAGCTTCTTCATTTTCAGCTTCTTTAACTTCGGCTGGTGGTGAAACAATAAACATATTGTCTATTGAATCTAAATTCATAATGTTATCTAATGTTACAGGTTGTACTGGTGGTGTAGACATACTTGACACCATTGTAGCCTGAAACGCTTCATTCAAAACAACTACGCCACCTTCATTCGTAACTGTTATTTCACCTGACGGAGAACAATCACCGTCTATTGTACATTCTGTTTCTGGTAAAAGTATTACTAAACTTCTACCAAGTTCATCAACACTAGTTGTAAAACTTGTACCTCTAACCCCAATCGTCGCTGTTGGTGTTGTTATTACTATATTCTCTTTCGGTACTAATCCTAGTCTACCTGTTGTGAATCTAGCTGTACCTGATATAAACTTCATAGTCATTTTAGACTTTGAAGGATCAGGATCAAAATAATATTCGTCTATAACTACTTCTGTATGCTCTGTAAGTTTCAAGTTTGTTTCATCAATAAACTTGATATTCATTCTACCTTGAGCTGTTTCAATAGAATCTTTGAAGAATATATCTTCTCCAACTCCACCTTCTACAGTTTCACCAGAATCTCTTACTATACCTGAACTACCATTGTGTTCAGTAATATTACCTATATCGTTAGCGTATACTAAAGTAGTTAATAGACAAAGATTAATCGCCAGTATCTTTTTGTTTAATATTAATCGTAGCATTTTCACTATCAAAGTCCGCTATTATTTCACTATGACACGAACTTACACCACTAGGGCATGTTCCTGAACTTTGAACAATATCAATATTACCACTAGATTGAATTAATTCTAAATCAATTTTATGATACGCTCCATCAGTCATACTTGTATTAACATCATTTGAACTACCTGTTACATCTACATCATATCTAGCATCGTCAACTTCAATAACAGTTGAAAATACATTAGAACTACCTGTAACATCTAAATCAAAATCTAGTCTTTCAGAAGATTGAGCTGCTCCCCAATCTAAGTTCATAGTATTTGAACTACCTGACCAAGTTGCTAACAAGTTTGATGAGTCAGCTGAACCTGAAGCTCCAATAGTCTGATCCCAAATATTACTACTACCTGTCAAGTTGACACTATAAGTAGATTGATCAAGAATCATTGGACCATATATTTGGTTCAAGTTTCCTATCATATCCATGTTAATTGTATTAGTTGTACCAGTAATTACCATAGCTGTTCCACAAATACCACTAGATATTGTACCACAGATTTTGTTACCATAACCAATCTGATCAATCGTTAATGTAAGAGTATCACCAATCTGATCAAGTTTGATTTCATTATCAGTAGTCGCTGCAGCGAATAATAATGTCGGTGTTAATAATGTAAAGAATAATAATTTATTTATTATCTTCATTTGTTTTTCCTCTTTATTTCTTTTTCTTCTTCTTCAACTACAATGATTTCAACTTCTTCCATGATTTCACGAACTTCGTCTTTAATCATTTCATCATTAACTGGCCATCTAATAGACCAGAAACCTCTTTCATCTCCTTGAAGAATTAATTCGTAAACAGCAGCTTCAATCGTTGATCTTACACTTCTGGTTACACTCTCATTCTCGGTCATACCATCTTCTATTTCTACAAGTTGGGTATCTAATTCAACAAATCTAAAAACATCATAACCTTGAGCGACCGATAAAATCGTCTTTGATGTCTGTACATTTAACAAAATTTCACCTGTTAGAACACTTACGGCTCTTAGATGAACGGTTACTATATCTCTACGATAGGCTTGTTGACTACCTACACCGAGATACCTCGCTCCTCTCCCTCCAGTTTCAATATTGGTATCATACCCAATAATCCCACCTTCAAGAATAATTCCAGCGAACAACATAGGAGCTAACTTTGTTTCGTCTTGATAAGCTTCTCTAGTTGATCTTACTATTTGTCTTTCTCTAGTTAAGTGATCTATTCCGACTCTCTCAACTACTCTAAACCAATTTCCATCTCCAGCTGTTTTCAATGCATCTATTAACATTGTTTCAGCACCTTGTGATACTGCTGTACTAAACATAGCAGCGTCACCTTTCTGTTTTCTTTGACCTGTTTTATCTAAAAACTTATAAACTGCTATAACAGGTTTTTCTGTAGCGGGTGGTAGATTTAATAATTTCTTATGTGTCGGTAACTCTACAGTTATCGGTGCTTCAACACACTCTACCATTTTTAAACAGTTCTCATCTCCAATACCATTTAATGGTACTACAGAAGCACAACTAGCCATTAACCCTAGTAGAGATATTAGAAATAAATTTCTAAACATACTCACTACCCAAATGTACCGTTACCTATTGGTATTGTTATTATTGTTTCAGTTCCGTCTTCATCAATAATCGTTAATACAATAACTTCTTCTCCTAAGACACAACCTTCCATTGTTGTCGTGTCACATGCTGTCTTTTGATATGATATTGTATTACCTTCTAAAGCAAAACTACCAAATGTAGCTTGTACACACGCTGGATCTATTGTTAAATCACATTGTTTAAATAATGATTCTACTAACTGTTTTGAGAGTTGTGAATATATTCTACTTTCTAAATTCCTCATGAACTTAGCCATTGTAGTATTCTCAGCTTCTCTCTGAGCGGCCAATATAGCTGATTCTATGTCTTTTTGTATAGCATCTCGTCTTGACTTTTCTTGGTTCTCAATCGTCAAATAATGAGATGATGTACTAATACCACTGAAACTTGGACTCTTAAATTTATGTGTTAGTTCATCAGCTCGTATCTCTGTACTAAGTATACTTATTAAAATTACTATTAATACACCCAATATACCGAAAGGCCAAGCTATATGAAATTTCGTGTGTAATATTTTATCTATAAGATTTTTCATTTCTTCTTTCGTTCTACAGGGACTTCGTTTTCTTCTAAAAATTTCTGTCTTTCTCTATATTCTAATACAACATTAACCTTTTGTTGTAATCTAATCATGTCTTGATCAAGCATTCTTACTTGATCTATTAATCTAATTAATTGAAAATGCATCTTTTCAATCTCAGGTTCTAATTCGTTTGAAATAAATTGCCAAACATAGTATATGAAATATCCCATACCAACGGCAAGTATGATTGGGAATCCATAGTCATTAATTAGTTGTACAATCGTAGGATCGGTTTCAATTAAATCAGGCATTAGTCTCTCCTAGCATCAATTTTACCGTCTTCTACGAAGTTACTAGCTCTAGCTACACGGTCAATCGGAGGAGTAAGTTCTAAAGAACTACTTACTAACAAGTCTATCTTGATCATTTCGTTATTCATTGTACTAACTCTTGTCTCTAAACTCTTACAAAACATTGTAAGTGTACTAATTGAATCAACTAAACCACCTAAAATCTGTTTTAGTATTAAGAATATGAAATAACCCATCACTAAAGCACCCGCTACGGGAGCTCCAACTTCCATTATCAGTTCAAATATTTCCATGCAATCTCCATTTCTACACTAGTATTTATACAAAAAAGGGTTCCTAGAAGGAACCCTTTCGTCATAATCTTAACTATTTATATTGTAAAAGACTCACCACAACCACAATACGCTTTCGCGTTTGGATTGATAAATGTAAATCCTTCGTTGATACCTTGATATTGATAATCAAGAGTCATGCCGTCTAAATAGGCAACTGAAGGTTGATTGATCCAGAGACTGAATTCACCGTAGTTTAATTCAAAATCGTCTTCTTCGGGTTCTCCTCGTAAAAAATCAAATTCATACGCGTAACCGCTACAACCACTACCCTTAACTCCGATACGAATGTTCTTATTTGAGTTAGAGTTTGTCTTTTCTTGAAGCTTGACTATTGCTTCGTCTGTCAACTCAACAATCACTTATTCTTCTGAATAGATTGTCCAAAGTCCATAAACTAAAGCAGGCCATGCCAATAATTTGACAAGAGGTGCTGCACAGATTACTAAAAGTGACATTCCACAAATAGCAATACCGTCCCATGATGTTCTTTCGGCTAATCGAGCCTTAATGAAATCTACCATATTTTCTCCTTTTTTGGTTTGCTATAGTATTTATAACAGTTTTTGACTAATCTTGAACTTTTTTTGTGAATTTTGTAGTGACTACATACTTTCTTTGTGGGTTAACAATGACATTTAACCGCGACATAATCTTTCTATTGAGGAGTACATCTGTACCCATTCTACTTCTATCGTCTAATCCGAACTCAACGATACCATAGTTTTTACCAGCAAATACGAATTCATCTTCTATGAGTAATCTTTCGTCTTCACCACCACCTGTAACAGAAGTATATTTACCTTTGACTTTAGTAGTGATTGTTTTGTGTCCGTTATTGAATGTTACTTTATTACCTTTAACTTCGATATCTTCTGCATGCATTACAGGATATTTATAATTACCTGTATCGAACTTGGCTGTGACTAATCCAAAGTGTCCGAGTTCAACAATTTCTTCCCAACCACACTCTGAAGGTGTTGTATATCTTAAAGACTTATCATTAAAATATTCTATTACTTCTTTGACAATATTCTTATCGTTCGCTTTCTCAATACCCTCTGTACCAGGTGAAGTATTAACTTCTAATATATAAGGTTCTTTACTTTCCGGATTCTTCGAAGGTATAAAATCTACAGCTGTAAATGAACCACCGATAGCTTTAGCTGCTCTTAGACATTGTTCTATTTCTAACTCTGTTAAATCGTATGTAGTAACTTCTGCACCTTGTGAATAGTTACTTCTGAAATCACCTTCTAATACATCTCGACGCATTGTAGCTATGATCTTACCACCAAGAACTAATACTCTAACATCAAACTCTGTTTTAATATATTCTTGAATTAATAAATCTGATTGTTTATCTTGTTTAAATAATAATTGTACGATTGATTGAAGAGCTCTTTCTGATTCAATAAATAAAACACCAACACCTTTAGAACCTCTAAGAGTCTTCATAATGATTGGAAATTTTGTATCTAATTCTTCAACAGCTTTCTCTATGATATCAGATTTAGGTAATAGAACTGTTTTTGGTTGATTGAGTCCGTATTCTTGTAGTCTTAAATATGTACGATACTTATCTGAAGCTAACTCCATACATTCTCTACTATTGACTACACATATACCAGCTCTTTCTAATTGAGATACTAAGTCTAAATAACTATCTCTTTCAGGTGTACCACGAATAAAACATACTGTATCTGACGGACTTACAACAAATCCTTTATCATCATCTTCTTTGTGTACTGTCCAGACACCATCGTCTGACTTACGAATAAATGTACCTTCCATTTTAGTTATGTAATAGTCATAACCTAATTTTTTAGCTTCTTCTTCCATTCGTTCAGCAGTAATAGCTTTATCACCCATTTCAGTTGATATGAGTAATAGTTTATATTTTTCTGAATCTTTGGCTTCTTGTAAGAATGAACCGAATTGTTTTATCACTATTTGGCTACTCCAATGTTATACTTAGCAACAAGACTCCATTCGTTTTTTTCTTTATGAGGTAATACTTTGATCTGACTCATCGGAGCCAATGGTGTTGAAGCTTGTTCTGGTTTGACAATCTTTAGTAGTTTCCATTCTTCTAATAGTCTAGCTATAGCGTTTCTTCTAGCTATGTCATTTTCAGAAATTGATGATTCTTTACCATCTAAAGCGAATAGTTCTTTGAAGTGTACAAGATAATATTTACTTCTTTTGTGAAGTATATGACAAGACTGATATAGCGTACGATCTTTTCTCGAAGCTACTCCTATTCTTGTTAATGTTTCTCTGATTTTGAGGAAATCATCATTCTCGTTGAATGATATCTCTAACATATTATCTATGTCATAACTCATCTCATACCACCTTTATTCATTCTTGTTTTAAGAATCCCGATCTCTCTATTTGTAAGTAAAGTTATATATTCTTCTGCCTTTTCTCGGGATACTACATAGTAATCCATAACGACTTTCAATTCGTCTGCTAGTTCAGGTTTACTCCATTTAGCGAACCTTTTTCTTTTTCTAATGGTATTTAGTAAATAATGATATTGTAACTTATGAGAAATGTCGAATCTACGATTCATTTCATTCGCGTATAGTACACAATCTTGATGATAAGATATTGATCTATTAACAAGAAACGGAGCGTACTCCCTCTCATTAATATCAGTCATAATGTCTTTTTTAGTGTATGTTACTGAATTTACAAACTCAAACGGATTCATGATACTCCCAAGGAAATACAATCCAAGAGCCATCATGTTCATGAGTATAGACTATATTGTCTGAGTTATCATGACCGAATAAACAATAACCAAGTACATTAGGCATCGGTGATGGTTTAGTTCGTTGTTTTTTAACAAAGTCTATAACTTTATTCATTGTTGTTCCTGTGTCGTATATATCATCTACTATTAATATATTCATACCCTCAGCGTATTCGCCTATCGATACTTCTGGTAACGCGTTATGCATCCAAATAGGATCTTTATCATTTCCGTCTCTTGTTTGAAGTCCTATAATTGACATAGGTACACCTCTTATATTAGATATATGAGAAGCCATACCTAGACTACCTCGATAGATACCAATAACATGATCACATTTAATCCAATCTGTAGCTCTAATATCTTTAGCGTATTCAGACCAGGTGTAATAAGTTTTATTATCAATCTTCTTCATAGTATTCACCCATAAGTTGTTCTTTAACAGTTGTTAATAAATCTAACAACGCGTCTCTTTCATCTAAATCTGTTGAAGTATCTACTTCTATTTCTATTTTAATTTTCATACATCTAACCTCGTTGGCCAATATTCTGGTACTTTTTGTGGTGCTCTTTGTCGAGGTAACCAATTTCTTGTAAATTCATCATAAGAAGTAATTGTAGATAAACCAGTTTCATCTACAGGATTCTGTTGTCTTCTATTGATCTCGTCCATAAAATGTTGAACTGTATTTGTAACCCAATACCATACTAATAATCTGTAAGCGTCTTCACCACCAGGTCGAATAAACTTACGATCTTTTTCTACATTATGTATAGACCATTTTGTTGATTCATTAATAATAAAATCTGAATCACTAACACCATACTCAGCGAAAGCTTCTCTATGATCATTTATAATATCATCAATCACAGGTTTCAAATCATTTTGAACAATGTCTGATAATAATCTTTTAGTTCTGAACGGTGCTTCTAGTGTTATCTGATTATAATTCTTATCTCTGTATCTTGAAAAGAACCATGATGAAGCGTGTGAACTTGAATCATAAGATAAGTTTTCAATATAATCAAAGTAATCAGGTGATACAATAAAAGGCATCAACGCGTTCGGATTACCGACTCCAAGTAAATGAATATTCTTTCTCAATGAATCAGGTACTTGATATTCTCTTGATGAATAAATCATTTCCATTCTATGAGCGAAATGATTACCATTACATTGTGAACCCAAACATATACCTGTACACATTTGTTCTATTTCTTCATCATCTAATCCTTGACAAATTGTCTCAATATATTGTCTCCAAGAATCTACATCTTGACCTTGTGAAATCAACATAACTTTTGTGTTAGAACCCATTTCTTTGAATACTTCTATTTGTCTCTTTACATTGTCTCTTGTCGCTTCTGCTGTCTTGATAACATCATCACGAACAAATCTTCGACCTGTTAACGCCGCTTTCATTGAATTACCACCTGTCTGAGACAGATCATATTCAATCGGTATTTCATCAAAGATCATTGCTACATCAGAATACTGAGCTTGATGTCTGTAGATCGCGTCTCTAGTCTCTGCATTGTTTTTAGTCGGTGTTCTCGCGAGTTGTAACCCACCAGAGTCAGCGAAGATACGATGCCATGAATCACCCATTGTTTCATTCATAGTTATACCATGTCTTCTTTCTGTCAAAGCGTTGAACAAAATAGACATATTCTGATCATCATACTTATTATTCATGTCTGAAATCTTTTGATTCATGTGATGAATATAAGGAGCAGCGACTTTCGGATTATAATAAAGATCATCAATCCCCATAGTTAATCCGGATATTACATATTCTAAATTCATGATTTATTCGCTAGTTGCATAAACTCTGATCTGAGTCTACCGTCTTCAAAGAACGCTCCACCTAATTTAGAAGTTGTCATACCTGAGTTCTGATCTCCGATACCTCTTGACTTAACACATAAATGTTCTGCCTCTACTAATACTGCTATATCGTCTGTACCAAGTACATATTGTAAAGCGAAGTATATCTGTTCATTCAATCTTTCTTGAACTTGAGGTCTTCTCGCGAAGAAATTAACAACTCTGTTTAACTTAGAAAGTCCAATGACTTTACCATTCGGTATGTAAGCTACTTGAGCCATACCATTGAAATTTACAAAGTGATGTTCACATAATGAATGAAAAGTAATATCTTTTTGTATTACCATTGAATCATAGTTCATCTTATTTTCAAATACTGATATCTTCGGAAATCTACTATAAGATAGACCAAAACATAATTCACTAACATACATCTTCGCGACTCTATTCGCTGTACCACCTATTGAATCGTCTTCACGATCTAAACCTAGTACATCAATAATAGTCTCCATATTGTCTTCTATTAACTCAATTCTTTCTTGTTCATTGAGTTTACTTTCTACTATTGGTGTTTCTACACCTTTCTTAATCAAGTACTCTTGTACTTCTTTACCTAATTTTTTATCTGTTTTCATAAATTGTGTCTCCGTTATAATTTATATTTGTCTAAGTCAAAATACCTCGGACTCTTATCCAAAGCATTAATAATATCAGTATCTTCTTTTCCTCTATAACCACCGTTATAGATTGAAGTCAATACATTCTCTAACCATGGTGAATCCCATGGTTCATTTTTCCAATACCCGCGAGTATCTATTGCATTGTTTTCAAGTGAAACCCATTTTCTAAAACAAGCTTTACATTGACCACAATGTTGTTCTTCACCTTCATAACATGAGTAAGATGTTAGAAGATATAATTGATTACCACCGAAAGTAAGATATTCATTTACTAAATCAGTTTTAGTTCTATCTTTGAACGGTGAACTAATAGTAAATCTTCGTTCTTCTGTCCAATGTTGAGCTTGCCACATATGATTTAATAAGTCTTCCATTCTAGTGTAAAACTTTTCGTCTTTATCAAACGATCTATCCCCATGTACAGAACCTAACCATATAGTTTCTCCGAAATGAGAAGCTAGTAATGTAAGATGAGCGTTTCTGTTTGGAATGATCGCGTCGTCCCTTTCAAAAATACCCAAGTCAATTACATCATCAAGATTGACTAACTTCGATTCATCAATACCGATTGAATCAAAAGTTTTTCTTTCAGTCTTATCATAATTAGAATTCATACTAATGTTTAAAAGTACATCAGGTTTCATCAAGTGATTAATTATAAGACTGTCTTGTCCACCACTAAAGAGAAGTACAGATTTACCTCTGACTTGTTCTTTACCTTTTGTTATCATATTAGCCATGTGTATGTCCTATGTGCATTCCGATTAAAACACCTACTCCTAATACTATCCAATCAAAAAAGAAGTGCATTACAAAACTACCTACGAATAGTGTTTTCCAATTACATCTACATAGTTCAATATGATCTTTTACTTTTTGTATCATGTCACTTTCCTCATTTTATAAAATTTATGTAAACCATATACACTCAATGAAAACCAAAACACTTCGATTACCATACTAGCTAAATTCCAATTATATAATAAACTTACTGTTACAAGTATCGCTACAATCATATTGTTAAAACTATACCAAAATCCTTTCGGATCAATTCTATCAAATTGAAGTAACGCGTATGTACTAATTAGTAATACAACTCCAATCAATCCTATAATGTCTGGTATTCCTATCATGTTCCTATCTGATTTCCAAAAATGTAACAATGAACTCTAGCTGATACATTGTATCCTCTATCCATTGTTTGTATTGTTATTTCTTTCGCGACTTCATCTTGAGATTCTTCTGTCGCTCCTACAGGCATTATCCATATCGGATAATTAACACCCACTTTTCTAAACTTCAAGATTGAATCTTCAATCTCGTCCCAAGCTTCGTCTGTACCATTACATACAAATTTTAATTGTCCAACTTCTGATAGATCATGATATTGTTTCACTATCTCTGGTTGAATACCTTCTTTCTCACCAGCAACACTCCATAATTTCGGACTGACTGAAAAGAAAAACTCTGTTGTATGTTCTATACTTTGAAGATAGTTATGAAGAATAGAATCCAACGGTCTTGTACCATTTGACTCCCATGTAATGTTAGTAAATCTTTTACGACCAAGCAGTCTATCCATTTCTTCTAAAATCTTTACTGTATTCTTCTGAGCAGCTTTCATTAATGGTTCACCACCAGTAAAAGCTATATGTGTATTTTCATTATACATTTGATCATAAAGTCTTTTCGCGACTTCTTCACAACTTTCATTTTTTTGAATCTTCGCGAACTTCTTACTCCAAGAATAAGATGAATCACAACCATATTTCCATACAGGTAAATCTTCTACATTTTTTACATCAATAAGATCAAAATCTTTGTATGGTAATTTATATGTTGACGGATCAGTCGGATCATCTTGTCCGAATCCATTACACTCTAAATTACAACCAAAGAATCTCAACCAAGTTGTTGGTACACCTGTGTAGTGACCTTCACCTTGAATACTCTTAAAAATTTCCGAATACAGCACTGTTACTCCCGTGTTCAAATACTTTTACCGATCTTACTTTGACTCTATCGTCTTCGAAATGTAGTTGACAAAAGTTAAATACTTCCTCAGCGAAAGCTTCACAACCTACATTGTCTATTACTCTTAAGTCAATTAGATTAAGATTATCTAACATCAAAAATGTTTCATACTCAGGATCATCTTGAGCTATTACAGTTGTATGATCAAAAGTTTCTTTTAGATATTTCTTTAGTAATCCTAGATCACCGAAATCAATAACCCAATTCTGTTCATTCAATGTTGAAGATTCAAATGTTATTTCGAATCCTAACGCGTATCCGTGAATCAAATTACAATGTGAGTTAGCTCTCCATTGTCTGAAAGCACATGAATGACCTGTTTCATTACCATATGTTTTTACAACTCTATATGGTCTTAGTTCTGTTCTTTCTCTATATTTCAATTTAATTTACACTCCATCATTAATTCAGTCATACATGCTACCATATTGACTTCTTGATCAGCGACAAACGCTGACTTATATGTGTAGTCACTCAATATTATAATCGCTTGAGGTACACTACTGTTTTCCATTCTAGTAAACAACGCGTCATATATTTTTCTGTATATCGCTTGTGGATCATTATGTATATTTAGCGCTACCCATTTTCTCATTTTTGAGAATTCTTTGTCACGAATAAAACCTAATACTTCTTGTAAAGATTCATCATCTAAGTTCGCGAGAACTCCACTATCAATCTTACCAGACGCTGAATACTTCTGTAATTCATTAAGAACTCGTCTAAAGTCCGGAAAGAACTTCTGTACTAATTCTACAACTACTTGTTCATTGTATTCAATACTTTCTGTTTTCAGAATTTGTAGTATTCTTTGAAAAATACCACCCGCGATCTGAGGTTTCTGACTAGATTCAATCGTAAAATCAATAACACTACATCTTGAATGTAACGGTGAAATGATTCTATTCTTGTAATTACAAGTAAAGATGAATCTACAGTTCTTAGAAAATTCTTCTATGAATCCTCTGAGAGCTGGTTGTGTTGATTGAGGGTTTAGATAATCTGCTTCATCAAGAATTACAATCTTAGGACCACCACCTAGTGATACTGTAGAAGCGAACTGTTTAATTTTAACTCTGAGAGTATCAATGTTTCTTTCTTCTGAACCATTGATCATTACATAGTCTGCGTCTAATTCATTACATAGAGCCTTCGCGACTGTAGTTTTACCTACACCTGCTGTACCACATAAAAGTAAGTTTGGTATTTCTTTGTTATTTACAAAATCTTGAAATATCTTCTTTGTTTCTGTCGGCAGAATACATTCGTCAATAGTTCGTGGTCTGTATTTTTCAACCCATAAAAAATCTTCTTTCATTACTAAGATTCATTGTAAGTTGAATCAGGTTCTAAAGCTATAAAGTATTCTACAGCGATATCCCTGTTAGTAAAGTGAGCGATTCCTTTTGATGATACAAAGACTGTATAATTACCATTAAGAACTTTAATGTTTTCCATTCTCATGAACATTTCAAAAGTTGATCCGTTACCCTCTGCTACAGTTCTACTGTAAACATTAGATGTCGCGTTCTTTTTGTCTTTGACTGTTAATTGAACTGTTGTACCGTCACTAGAAAGTACCATGTCTGGCAATGATAGTACTGACGACGCTTTGAGTAAAGCTCCGAGTACATCTTCATCAAGATCAAAACTGATCTCAGGTTCAGGCATTGTAATATCTTTCTGTGGTGATATAACCATTTGAGGATCAGCGTAGTAGTAAGTTACTGAATTATCTCCTTCATTAACATTAACTGACTCACCATTGAATACAAAGTCCGGAGTATCAAACAAAGATACTGCTCCTAGATATTCTGATAGATCATAGATTGAATGTTCTGTTTCAAAGGTTTCGTCTACGACTGCCTTCGCGAAGATATTCTTCATTGCTGATACAGTTGTTAGTTCATTACCGGACTTAACTGTAATCCCGGAATTGATTGTTGAAAAATTATTCAACAATTTTAGTGTGTTATCACTTAGTTTCATTTGATTCACTTTCTCCATTATTTAAATCATGCACATGAAGTGCTATTATGCCATAATGTAAAACTTTCATTAAGTCTTTACGATTATAACCTTCTTTTTTACCATAGCGTTGAGCATATTTGAGAATGTTTCCGATACAGAATCCTTCTCCATGTCCACCGTCTATTATAAATTCGGTTGCTTGAAAATTATTAGATGAGTAATGTTGACCATATGTACTTTTGATATATAAATCAAGTTCTTTGATAATTCTATCTTCTGAATACTTATAGTCAATTTTTTCTTTTCTAAATAAATTCAAACTCATACATCTATTATATCAGCATTCGCTGTCCTGTCAAGTTTCTTTCTGTCGTATTTTGTTTTATCTTTTTGAACTTGAGTTTTAGCGTGTGCTGGTGTTTGTTTTCTCACTTTGACATCTGGTTTTTTCTTACCAAAGATTATATCCCAATTATCTTGATACTCTGAATTTTTCTCTGGTCTTCTTTTAGAACCTTTACCACCATGCCACTTAGTCATTAGTTTAAGATATCATCATATCCTACTGTATAGAATACTGTTATCTCCTCATCTTTTTTGATAGGTCTAATTGTATATAATTCTCTTTGATCACCATGATGATAATGAATATTTCTATTGATGAAACAATTAGGATTGTCTGAATGATTGATAAAACCACCAAGAGGTGTTCTGATCCAATCATGTCTATTAGACTCCCATATATGAGTTTCACCAATAAAGATACCAGCTTTCAAGTCTTCTGTAGCATAGAGACCCAAACCATGTATCTTTGATTCTTTAATTGTGACTTCTGGTATCAGAGGTCTGTAGTGATGTGATCCAAAATCTTTTTTCATTTCGTGTACCATGTTGGTGTTGGTCTGTTTTTCCAGACGCAAAAGTGAGATTTCTCACCCATATAATAATTTCTGTAAGCTTCAATAGTATCTGTAGACTTGTATTCGTCTGGCATACATTGAGGTGGGTTTGTTCTTCTTTGATTTATCATTGGTATCTTGAGAGGTGGTTCTCTCAAAACTTCTCTCAATTTTAAATCTGTAGTATGAATTTTTTCATATCTAAATGTATATTCTTCACAAAGTTCTTCGAATAAATTAAACATCCACTTATAGTTGTAGACATTTTCTCTTACCCATTTTGTACTTGGGTGATTAAGATGTGCTTGTTTGTACATAAACAAACCATCACATTTATCATTTCCATCTAAAGCTCTATGAGCTGTACATAACATCTGAGCTGATTCTAAGATCATCTTAACACAATGTTTATCGTTATGCATCTGAGCACATATCTCAGGTTCTTCATGTAAGTAAAATATATTCATCTTTTAAAATTCAACTCCTGTTGCCAATTCTTTTTATTACTTTCATAACATGGACTATTTAATTGACATACAATTAATCTACCACCGTCCATATCTAATCTAATACTGTCTGATATAAAAGAACCACCATTAACATCATGTACAATAGCTTCTATTGAACCTGACTTATCTTCTGAATGTAAGTTCTCAATTAGTTCTATGAGTTCTTCTTTTTTCATAGTCTTTGAATTTGTCTAAGTGTGTTAGTTACTTCTTTCCAAGTTAGTCTACCTAGAACATCATCTGTAATTGATGTTGAGTAATCTATGTTACCAGCTCCGTCTAATACAGCTAACTCCCATAACCCTAGTTTACCACCATAACTATGTTCGTGTTTGATAACACTAGCACCCATTTTATTGTCAAACTGATAGAGTTTTTGAACTCCACCGA